TCTTTATCTTTTATCTGTTCCTTCCTGCGGTTTTGGCGCTCTGGTATGGAACGGTAAATGTGTAATTACATTAGCATCTTCGTTCTTATTTAAGATTACCGGAGACCAAGTCATTGATGAATCATCTTCCGGCGTTACATAGGCCTCTCTATAATCAGACCTTCTGTCATAAACCGAAGTATTTGCATAATAATTAAATGATGCAGCATTCTGGAGACGTGCGATAGGTCCAGAGATATCGCTTCCGCCGAGGAATGTGAATGTAATGTTAACGTTTGCAAGCATCGGCTGGAGACCAACACCTTCCGGGTTAAGGTCCCACTGTACACCGCCACCATTGTCATATTCAATGTTTATACTCTGGATACATATCTTCGTATTAAAGAAATCACCAATCCTGAGTACACAGAATGGAGCACGGCCAAACGAAAGGTTACCGGCACCATAAGCGCTACCCATACCAAGGTCTGACGCTGAAATTGTCGGTCCCTGTCTTACACATTGTTGCAAGAATGTTAAACGAGCATTGAAACCTTCCGGCGTAATTGAGTGGAAAGCTGGGTCAAAGTAATCAACCTTATCGGAAATATACCTCTTGACCATATCATCGTTCTCGTTTATCTGCTTGAAATATGTATACTCATTATCGTATGTATCATTTTCATAATCATCTGACTTGCTGGTATCGTATATTTCTTTGTAGGAACTTTTATCCTCCCTAGATTCAAAAATCTTTTCTTCATAGTGAGGAACTTCTTTATCTTCCTGAACCTCTTCTATCTTGGTCTTAGCTATCTTGATGCTAAATTTCACAACAGCCGCTCGAGCGGCCTTTGGTTTAAAGTCAGACTCGGTTTCTGTGTTCGTGCTTTGTACTTGGCCATTTCCGTTGTGAGAAATGGTTGCGTTGCCGTTGGCACCAAAATCAAAGATATTGAGTTCCCTAATCCAGTTTTCAATAACCTTTGCGCGGTTTTCTGCAAGTATCTTGTTTGAAGGGACGTAACCATGTGCTGATGCAAAACCCTGAATGTCAATAGTATATTTGCATGTCTTTTTCGTAGCTGAATCAAGTTTTTTTATGACGGTGCTTAAACCGTTGTAAAAGTTATAGGCGGGTATAAAATATTTGTTATCAACACCAGTTAATCCGATAAGGCTTTTCGCCAAAGAAAGATTCCCACTATCGGATATTTCTGTGTTTCCATCGTTCAAATAGTTTACAACATAATTTTCGCTACTTGCATCCTCTGAAAGGTTATTGATTTTGTCTTCAGTCCAGAATGCACCATATACACTTTTTTCACTATCGCCTGTTTTACTTCCATTAAGACCGAAATCATTCTTATCTTTATACCTGTCCTTATTTGTCAAAACCTCATCATTGACTCGGTCGTCGACTGGATAGTACCACTCTTTCGTGCTTCCGTTTTTATCTTTACCTTTATAGTAATACGTGCCATTGTACGTCATGCCGGTTCCGCCCTGGCCAAGTTCATAACCCCTTGAACCGTTACCTCTTACCCCCTTTTCAAAAAGATATGATAATGCTTCGGCCGGTCCACCTGGTTTGGTTCCTTTATTGAAATCTTCAGCTGCATAGTTGTTCGGATAATAGAATACACTGTAGAATGTTACATCATCTTCACCATCTGGTACCTCGTGTTGGACTGTTTTTGACACCTTGTCGGTACCATCCTGAACCACTTTTGCATTTTCAACAATTTTTTTGGTATCTTCGGTAATTGTTGTGAACGGGACATCATATTCCTCTCTCGGATTAAACTCCAAAGAATCACATCCAGCAAAATAACGAAGAATCATTTCGTCTTTACTTAATGGGGCCACCTTGTTCGCGGTCTTACCCATTTTTCCACCCCTCGTCCATTCGTTAATAATGGATGGATGGTCAACAAGAATGGTAAACGACAAAGTTCCAGTTCGTTCAGAATTTACGTAGGAATAAATCTTTTCTCCGCGACCAATAAATTCATTTGCATTCCAATCTGCGTGTACCTGTTCAGAGAATTTAAGATTATATGGCGGAAACCACATGATACGACCACCATTTGGGCCTCTTTGTTCCGGAGTCAAAGTCATACCAAACCCCTTCGCATTTCCGGTTTTTGTGATTATGGTAGTTGATGTTTTCGCTGTTGTGTTGTCACCGTATACCGTGGACGTTGTATTTACACTGTTTAAAAATCTTGCGTCCTGGTCTTTACGTATCAGTGTGCTGTCCGGTATAATGTCTTTCCATGCAAGGTTTTCAATGGAGAACATACATCTTTTGATTGAATCTTTCTCCATAACGGCCCGGTCATTGACATAATATGGCGTGAAAATTGGCCTTCCATTCTCCGGGTCAAGCGATGTAAAGTTCTTGAGACGCTCATACCCCTTATTCGGACGCATGAGCTGGTCGCCTTGATGTAAGGTATAGTGTTCAATACCGGCATTTATTGAATCGTCAGCCCACTTCCCCCTTATAAGGTGCTTATATTTAGAATATTGATAATGGGTTGTCCATACACGGCAATATGGGTTCGGGTAACCATTCTCGTTTGTCAAGTCAAGCTTTCTTAGGTTCCTACCTCTTGAAAGTCCGTAAATATGGTCGGTTGCTGTATTGAGGAAATCTGGCCTGCCCTCATCGTTTCCGTTAAGGGTTGCAAACCTGTTAGCTAACGAGCGTATCTTACCCTCATAGAACATCCTATTTGTTTTACCGAGAAGCCCCTTGATTTCCTTGTCTGGTGATATTGTATCTACATTAAGGAAATATGCATAATCTGACTGTGGAATAGCGTCACGGTCAAATACCATAACCCTGTGTCTCGGGTCGTACTCATAATTTTCCACATATAAACCATGTTCGGCAACACCGTTTAGTATGTTTAAGTAATAGTGAGACCCCATATAGTCCCACATATCAAGTAATGAGCCTCTATACGGTTCCCTGCCAGGTATAAATGCTTCAAATTTATCCTTGAAACCCTGAACATGCCCATTCATCGTCCTTCTAACCAGATTGTTTTCAAGCGGTTTCAGAACATATGGTTCAGACGGACTATATCTCTTTGAGCCCAGTTTGAAAGCTTCTATGTCTTGGTTATCAAATGGATAATTTGTGTCTGCGAATACTGAATAAGTGCTTCTGAGATAAATTTCGTCATTTGTTGCGTCCTCACTCCTTTCAACGGCGGCATTTTCAAGGTGCGTATATCCGAGAAGGTCTCTTCCAATTGTCTCATCAAGAAAACGTACATGATGCTGCTCACTCTCATATACGTCATAATATTCACCAATAGCTGGTGCGTCGGATAAACCAAAATTATATGAGGTACTTCCTGGGTCCTCATATCTTCTCATATATGGATTGCCAAGCAAATTTGCTACTCTCGCAGGGGTACTCTTCGGGCCAACACCACCTGAGTTGCTACTAACGGTTCTCCCAATCTGCCTACGGGATACCCTTGTGGCTTCCCTTGTACCAATTCTTTCGTCAAGAGTCGCCCTACTGTCGTCGTCACCGTTTGAGAGTTTCATTAATGTTGAATTGAGACCGAGGAGATTTCCGCCCATATGTCTCAATTCCTGCCTTATGGCGTGTCCTGTTGCGAACATGTCATAACTGCTTATTCCTGGTTTGCCGTTTCTCATTTTCTATTTGTTTAAAATTTATTGGTTAACACTACCTCTTGCATTAACTTCGCTCATTGCTTTGGCGATTTCATATGCTAACATCCTCTTGAAATCAGCATCTTCCATCAATGATTTTGTTAAATCAACTGTTCCTATCTTACCGTTATCACCATTTACGGTCATTGTAAGATTTCCAGATATATTAAAATTATAATTTCCGTTTTGTCCAGTCTGTCCTCCGGTTGTTTGTGAAGCCTGAGCACCTGTCTGTCCACCATTCCCGGTTGGAGATACGGATGCCCCTGGAAGGCTGTTCTGTGTCCCAGCAAAAACAACAGAATTGTTTTGATATCCTAGTGGATTAGCTATCGGCATTAAACGTTCTGACCTGCCGCCATTTCTTGCCCTGTATGAAGCTTCTGTTACTGTGTCTTCCCTTGCAGCTAAAACTGTAGCTGCATCTTCCTGTGGGCTTCTTGCAATAGGCGTGCTTGTACTGCCGTCTCTTCCAACGTAATCTGTTGTATTATTACCCGGAAGAACATTGAAACCATGTGGACTTGTATATGCATTGATTTTTTCAACAGTAGTTCCAATTGTAGTTGCAAGTGAACCCAGTGCGTTTCCAACCGCAGTAGCTGCACTTGACGTTCCAAATAATTCTGTTATTAAGTCCTTCCAAGCTTGCCCAAACTCTTCCGGTGAATTCGCATTTAATGTCTCAAGTCCACCGACAAGGGCTGTATTTGCCAATGTACTCAGGTATGTAGTTATGCTGTCTGTGAACAACGCTACCTTTCCAGCTGCCGCATCAACGCTTGGAGTAAATTTCTCTGTCAAGAAATTCAATACCATATCATAAGATGACACACCATTAACGGCTCCTGGCATTATGTTTGTTCTTGCCGCCTCATTTTCAAGGTTTTTCCTGTGTCCACTAATAATCGCCTCAATACCCATAACAGATTTTGCAATAACCTTGATGTCCTCACTTTCGCTTCTGTTCTCTGCAATAAGCTGTTCCTGTAAAGCTTTCTGTTCTTCACTACTCATTGCAGCTATATCACTAAGACTCTTGAACTCCCCATTAACAGTAACGCCTGCTGCGCCTGTCTTGTCATCTATTGTTCCAATATTAGGCACAAGCTTCTTAAACCCTTCCGTAAGATTACCCATGCCCTGCATCTGGTTCATTATCTCAGTACGACGAGCCTGTGCATATGCTTGGTCTATAAGATTACTCGGGTCAACACCCATTGCCTCGGCAGCACGCTTTAATCTCATCCTGTCGTAGGCATTCATTTCTATCTGGTGGGTTGACTGGTTGTATGTTGCCATACCTTCAGTCATGCTCGTAAGTCTATCCTGCAAGCCCTCCATATTTGTCAAGCTCTCATTAAGCATTGACAGAGGGTTAGCAAGGGCTGAAAATGAACCTCCGAGAACCTGAAGCTGTGAAGCTGTTTCAACTGCACCAGTAACAGAGCCAACCTTATCAGCAAATTGGGCTACCTGCCTCATGTCCTGACGAATTTCGGTTGCCTTCCTTGCCATTTCCTTAAGCCCATCAACACCTCGTTTAAAGTTGTACATTTGGGCCATTTCAAGGTTGCTTGTAAAGTTTTCTACATATTTGTCAAGATTTATACCGTATTCACCAGCCTCCTGAAATAGTTTTCCGGTATACTTGGAAGCGGTTTTCATTGATTTTCCAAGCTTGTCAAATCCGGCTGTTATTGCAGCAACTCTATCTACACCGAACACCTGACTTGCGGCGACAAGGTTTTCAAGTTCTGAGTCAAAATTTGGATTTACGACTTCTCCGTTTGCATTTTTTTGAACTGTACCTACTTGGTCTACTGCAACATTTCTCCCGATACTCGCCATCAACTTTTGTTGCATTTGTATCATCTCAGGTGATGACATGTTGTATGAAGAAGACAGTTGGAGCTTACGGTTTTGTTCAATAGTCCTTGTAGCAATTGCCATGATACTACTTCCAGCTAAACCAACAGATTTAGCCAGTTCTATTGCAGCGTTCTGAACTTGGGTAAATGGGGCAACTATCCCCTTCATTTTGGTTAGAATTTTGTCTAACTCCCCATATATGCCATCAAGTTCTTGTGCTGGGGGCTGAAATAATTTTTTCAGCTCATCACCAAGGCCTGATACTGCAGCAGTAGCTATGTTTCTTCCAGTTTCACTCATTTAATACAATTTTCTTAGTATAAATATCTTCTGTGTGATTTCTTAATCAAGAAAAGGGGGCCTTAATACCCCCTCTTTCTGTTTTTTATGTTCTCCTGTTCAAGTCTTGCATATTCATTGATTGTCTCTCCGTCACTAATCGTAGCTTTTCCAGTCCTCCTTTCAAAATCTCTCTTAATGCCTTGCTGTTCTTCATTGTGTTTCTGTATGAAATACCGTCTATCTTGAACTGGGAGTTTCATAACCGTTTCCATCGGGAGATTCATATAATGCGTGCATCCCCAGATTTCATCTTTGAGCATACGTTCGTAACTACTCGGAATCAGTGAGAAATATAAATTGGTCAAATTGTAGAAACACACTCATAGAGCCACCTCCAAGACTCTCTGGTTTTTCTATTTCAAGGTTATAGTCAACGCCAGGCGTATTTTTTGCAATGTATCTGCGTATCGCTGATGCGTCCTTAATTGGCATTGTTCCTATATAACTGTGAATGAATTTTCTATCAGTATTACCATTAACAGACATAATCTGCATTTCAAGTTCATTCGTTGCCCTATGTGAAAAATGCGATGCATCATCCTTGAATTTTTCAGCCCAATCGGAAAGTTTATTTATTGCATTGGTAATATCCTTTCTCTCCGCAACAGTAAGTACTTCATCCTCGCCAAGATAATACTTCAATTTTGCATTATATTTTTCAATCTCGGCCTTTCTTAAACTGCCCACCTCAATTTCATCTAGTTTTGAAAGATTTACGTAGTCTCTGTGTGTTAAAAACCTAAACTTAATCTCATCTTTGCTTATCGGCATCTGAAAATCAAACCACCCGTTTTCGTCCGAAGTGAGTGTAAAGTCTTTATACTTAATTTTTGAAAGGTCAATTTGTGTTTCAAACGACTGTTTCGTAACCGGGTCAGTTGTTGATACGCTGTACATGTTTCCATATGCTGATGCACGAAGGAAAAGAATGATTGCATCCCTATCCCCGTCAAGAAGGTCATCCGGGTCAATCTCAGGGTCTCTTAGTTTCTCTTTAAGGATGATGTCAAGGACCATGTTGTCCCTATAAAGGTTCGGCGATACGATAATATTCTCATCCATCGCGGTAAGATACGATACAGCTATTCTTCCCTGCTTGTTTGGGTAGCACTCTCCCTTTGACGGTAACGGAATAATGTCGTATGATGCCATAGGGTTTGATTCATCCATCTTTGGTATAAGGTTACTTACAGACTCAACCTTTTGTGTTCTTCTTGCTGATTCCGATTTATCTTCCTTCTTTTCAACCTTCGGGACATCGGGATTGACTTCTGCTATTTGTTCCATAACAGTCTTTCCGGCCTCTTTCTTTTTTACTACCGGTTTTGCCGATTTTTTTTCACCTCTAAGTTCGTCAATTGTACCACCGAGGAAAATCCATTTGTCAATAATATCCTGTTGGCCATCGCGAAGCATTTCAACCTTCTCCTCAATCTGGTCTTCTGTATATTTTTTTACATTGTTTTCAAGACGCGCATTTTTCATGGAATCTATCGTGTCATTAATTGTCTTTTCCCACATGTCAAAAGATGCTTTAAGCTGTCTCTTTTGCTTTTCCAGGTCTTTGATTTCTATCTTTGGCATCAGTGTCTCTTATTCTTATCTTTTATTTTTCTTTGTTTCTCAGTATATTTTCCAATGGATTCCTTCAAGGTTTTCATTACCTTCTCCGGATTGTCGTGTATATCATGCTCCCAGATTCTTAATATTGGAATTCCGTGAGATAACGCCCACTCGTCCTTAACTTTATCAACCCACTCATTGTGCTTCTGCATCGGGTTCTTCTGTTCGTATGTAAGTCCGTATGAATGATAGTAATCTCCATCAACTTCAATGATTACGTTTGCATCCGGACAGAAAAAGTCATAAAACCTTCCAATTTCCTTAGCTTCGTACTGCCTGATATATTTAACACCAAGTGTATCAAGGAAGTTCTCTGCAAAAAAATCTTCAAGCTTGGACGTGCCATACTTCGGATGCGGTCTTTTCTTCTTGACCTCCTCTGAAAGTTTCCTGACAGTATTTTTTGTCGTCCTTCTCCTTGATACTGGTTGTGGCATTTATGTTAGTTTTAACTTCTTATATTTGAATACTGCAGTGCATTCGTGGCTGACCGTTTCTGTTGTTACAGTCTCACTCTTTGGTGAGTATCTTGAATCCCAAAGGCTTTTTAATTTGCAATTTGTGAACTCATAATGATAAATCTTTTCTTCATCGCCATGTCTTTCGTGCACATCCATAAATATAGACTTCGGTTTTTCTAAGAAACTGAATAATCCAGGTCTCTTTTGTTTCATAAGTTTAATAAAGATGGAGTAATCACGAATATCATGGAATGTAACCTCCAACATTTTTCTCTTATTATCAAATGCACCAACAACCGTGTTCGTATTGACCATATCCGTATACGGGCTAAGGTCAAATGACGAATAAATTTCTGAAACTGGTTCATCTGGAAATGCATCGTAAGCCGGGAAATCGTACGCAATATCCTTCGTGTCAGAAAGTTCAACCGAAACTTCGTTCATTTCTGAATTATCCTCGTACGTAACAACATTCTTTGAGTCATCAATTTCATCTTCTTTCTGACATTGGACAGTATAAACCTCGTTATCACATTCTGGGCTATAAAAAGACGCATCAAACTCTTCGGTTGGCTCAAAATAATCATCCAATCCTGGTGGCGGAGGACATTCATAATCGCAATCTTCTGGTTTATCGGTAGGAAGTTTAACGGTCTCATCTACCGAAATAGCCTCAGCCGTATTATTCTCAAGTTGTCCGGAATAAGTAATATTATCAACTTCTTCTTCTTTCGGAATAAAATACTCAGTATGACTTGGCGTTGAAGATTGTTCAATAATAACGTCCCCGGTATCTTCATTTATATCAATTTCATGACCGAGACGATATATTTTATTCTCGCTTTCGGGCTCAATAGTTTCTACTACCTGCAAATCCTCTATATTTTCTTCACATTTCAAATCATCTGCCGGTGTTTCAACAACATCATCTCCTTCTGTGACAATGTCTTCTATATTTTCTTCACGCACCAATTCATCTGCTGGCGTTTCAACAACTTCATCTTCTTCCGTGACAACGTCTTCAGTATTTTCCTTCTCACTTACAACTGCCTCTGTATCTTCAACCATTTCTTCAACAACCTCTACGTCGCTTTCCTCAAAATCCTGGACAAGTGGCTCTTTGCCTTCTGCCGCTGTTTTTGGTAATTCTACTTCCTTTGCGTTATTGGCTGAGATACCGAGCATGTTCAGAATAATATCGTCAGATGTATTCCTGTCGCTCTCTTTCTTATATACGGCTTTCAGTAATGACAGACGAATATTCGCATCCCTAATCTTTTGAACAAGTGGTGCTGACTTTTTACCACGCAACTGAATTTCTCTGAGGGTTGCATTGTACGAATCAATCTGGTTTTCAAGCGTTACGATATCATCGTCCAAAGCCTTTAAGCTTACGACCCCATTATACGTATAGCTCTCAGCAATTTCTTCAAAAATATTCATAATGTGCTACATTTATCTAACTTAAAGATAAGGTAAAAAACCATTAAGTCAACAAAATTAGTTTATTCAACTATTTATATTGTAAAAGTACTGAGCGTATGAAAAAGACAGTAAAGAAGAATATTAGCGAGATGAAGAACCTCGTAAATAATATGCCGAAGACCATCAACGAAATTCTTAGTTTTGAGGGTGATGATTCGGCACTTGAAGGGTACGAAGACGAAGAGATGCCGGAAGAAGGACCACTTGACGAACCAGAAGTTGAAGAGGAGCCCGACCAGATTACTGCAAGTGAACACGCAGCGCAGCTTATTGACGATATTAGAAAGAAGGCTCTTCGTGCAATGGCTGACCTCGCTGATACCCCAGAGGACGAGAACTACATCATGCTTAAAAAGGTCTGGCAGATGACCGATAGAAAACCTGAACAGCAACAGCAGAATCAGAATGGACAAGCACCGGTTCAAGGACAAACTGGTATTGTTCAGCGCTAAAAAATATTTGCCACACTATTTATTAGAAAAATAAGAAATTAAGATTAGTAATACAATGAGTGACCTTCTGACTAAAATGCCCTTAACCTATGAACCGTTAAGGAAAAATAGATGGATACTTCGCTTCCCAGCAGACCTTGGAATACAGGAATGGACTCTTGAATCAGCAAAGAGACCTCAAATCAACCAGCCAGCAACTGAAATCCAGTTCATTAACACCTCTACTTATGTAGTTGGCCGTTATACCTGGGGTGAAATCAATGTTGTTTTCCGTGACCCTATCGGACCTTCAACTTCCCAGGCTATCATGGAGTGGGTTCGTCTGACTTCTGAATCTGTAACTGGCCGTCAGGGTTATGCTATCGGTTACAAGAGAGACCTTGAACTTGAAATGCTTGACCCGACCGGAGCTGTCGTACAGAAGTGGATTCTTAAGAACTGCTTCCTCACTGACGTTGATTTCGGCGACCTTTCCTATGGCGATGATGGACTTGCTACAATTTCTGCAACCATCCGCCCTGACTACTGCATCCTCGCTTACTAATCATTACTTTATACCAAAAAATAAGAGCACCGGGTGCTCTTATTTTTTATTCAACTATTGTCCAAACTTCAAGTAGTTTGTTAAAATCTTCGTACTTCAAAACAGTATACCCATTACTACCAAAAGAGGTACCCCATGAATTCCTAATAACAAATCCTTCAGCATTATAACCGACAATTGATATTGCGTGATAGCCGTAAAAACTATCGCCAGGCCATCTATCCCAAAATTCTGGCCTGTCACTATAGACAGGAAGTGCCCCAACACAAGGACCATTCATTACGATAGCGGTTCTAAGGTCAATTGCATTTCGTATCAACGCATATTCCTTGATTTTAAGATTACCAGCCCTTGAAGACACGCCATGATGCCTGAGGTAATGGAATGCTTCCTTGAATGTCATTCCGTCACCGCCATTTGTTCTGATATTATAAATCTCATGATAATCAATCCTATTGTCTTTCTTGCTACCAGTGCTGAGATTTTCCCTCCAGTTAAGGAAAGCAGAAATAGAACAAGGAACACAAATTGACTCTCTTCCCTGATTAAGAACGCCGGGCAAATACTTTCTATATGAATATGATTTTGGAACGGTTGTTTGCTCTGTTCCGTTCCCAAAAACATGCTCAGTTCCATCCATTTTGGACGGAGCAAAACCGAATTTTACTTCTTCATTAAACATAATAATTCTTATTCAGTTACTACACTTCGTTTAGAAACAACATACATCTCACCCCTTTCAGTTATGAGATAAATCATTTCACGATTATTATTCAATTCCTTAATGTACATACGCCTAACGACATACTCATTTGTTTCGTAATCATTAAATGACTTACTGAGCCATTCATTGAGGTCTCTCGGAAGAGCATCAGCAACACACATTGAGTCAATTTGACGAGCATTATACTCATGCATTACTTGATACATGTTTTGTGTTGCCCCAATTACAACTTCCGTATCACTGTTATTCTTGTTTGATACTTTCTTTATCAAACCGCAGCCATTTAACGAGAAGATTACGGAAAGCAAAACAATTAAGCTTAAAAATTTATTCTTCATACTCTATCTATTTTTTACTATAAATAGTCTTGTCGGTGCATAAACAAAAATGGGAACCGTTCTGGTTCCCATTTTATAAAGAATGTTTCTGATTAAAGCGACTCGTCAAATTCAACACTTTCCGGATAGACCACGAAGCTAATGCTGATGTATTCCAATGCCGGAGTAGGCTTGATGAGAATCTTTGCAGGAAGGATATGCTGGTCACGTGTCTCTTCTGTGGATTCAGTAACAACACGGTAGTCATAGATACCCCTATTGGACTTGACATCCTGAAGAATTGGCTCAACAACCGAACGGAACTGTTTTTCAAGCGTTACATCATACTGTTCAAAGATGAGGTTCCTTGCTGCCTGAGAGATGAGCTTCTTGACACGAATCATAAGTCTTGAAACATTGATTCGATTACGAGGAGTCTCCTGGTGGTAAAGGGTCTTGTTACCCCAAACCTTAACGCCATCAACAGCAAAGGTCTTAATCGGGTTAATCATGTACTCGTAAAGAGTATCCTCGTCAAGGAGTGTGGTCTTGTAGTAAGCCTTTGCGCACTCAACTTCACCACGGGTCAGACCTGCAGGTGAGAACCAAGGGAATGAAACATTGTCGGTAGCAGCCATATCCCTAACGACATCCTTTGTAGGAGGGAGGTCAATGTATCTCTTGTTGTCGCCATCATAGTACTTAACCCAAGGCCAATAAGTACATGCATAAGGACTGTCAATCTCAGTTTCTTCAAGGAATGAAGCAACCTCATCCGGGTTGTATGCATATCCGTCATAATCATACTGAGGTGCGGCCATGACATAAAGAGCGTCGCCGCCACGTCCGTCTTCACTATCCTCAATAATATCAAGGGCATCCTCACTGAGAAGACTTTGGTCATACCAGTTGATACCAGGAGTTGCAAACAGGTTAATATCTACATCTTCAGGATTTGCAAACTGCATGTAACCAGCAAGATATGCATAGTAGTCAGTAGTAATTGCAATATTCGGAAGCTTAAGACTTACCATAGGGTCAAGGTCAAGTGCCTCGTTTCCGCCTATTGGACGGAAGATTTCTCTCTCATAGTATCCGCTACCTTCTTTTTTGAGAGTGTATTTATTGCCACGGTACTCATTGGTGTTAGTTCTGTGTTCACGGTTAATATCCCATCCGTCAAAACCACCATAAGGATAAACTGTGAACTTACGGAGATTTACATCCTTATAAAGGCACTCATCCATATAAGCGGTAGGGAGAATACGTGGAATTCTCTTGTATTTGTTCATCTGGATAGGTTCAACCGTAGTGAATACATAACCTGACTGGCCATCAACCTGTACAAGAGGTGCTTCTTCGCCTTCTTCAAGATTTTCTCTTGATGCAGTGAAAATAGCATCAAGGTGGAAACCATTAGTAATCTTTGAAGGGTCTGCATCGCCTACGCCATCAGCATAAGCGTCAACACCTTTGTAGTTAAGAATGTCATAATCAAGAACCTCATCATTAAGACCGAAGTACTGTCTCTTTGGTTTTACTGTATTATCATATACAGTATTGTAGTTCATTGTCAGACCGCATTCGGTTTCGTACTTAGGTACAGGATATCCTAGGAAACCACAAGGAACACACGTATCGATACCTTCTTCGTTACTAAATTCAAGAGCAATGTACTTTGACTTATTAGGATATGTTCCGTCAATTGTACCAACCTTGAAGCCAACAAAGTTTGATTCGCCTTCAACCATTGAACAGTTCGTAAACTTTTCAAGAACGAGCTGTGAACTATCGGTATCGTAGAAGTCACGAACAACAAGGTCAAACAGTCCCTCAATCGGGCGAATCCTTTGGATAGATATCTTAACCTGATAATTGGCGGCATTACCATCACTGATTGTGTACACCTTGAAAAGTTTCTTAACATCAATAGTTTCAGTACTTGCGGCTTTAACCTCGGAAACAATCCAAGGAGTTACAGCACAACGGTAAGTAGAAATGTAATCCCAATACTTAAACGCAGGAATTGTCTTTCCGGCTGTTGTCTCAGTACCACAAATGTTTACGGTATCACTATCCTCAGTTTCAATTGTTTCAGTTGATTCATCATAACCATTAATAACATAATCCATCAGATACTTACGTACATAACCATCTTCGCCCGCCTCGTAAGTTTCTCCGGTTGTCAAATTGGATAGAATGTTATAAATGCCAGTATATAGCTCATTGTAAATAGCCATATCATAAACAGCTTCAATATAAATCGGAGCTGAGCCCATAAGAGGGTCCTCCGGGAATATCTTATAGAGATAATCCGGGTCAGAAGGGTTCATTGAAACGTTATACGTAATGGTTGCGCTTTCGCCTGTAACTGAACTATCCTTATATGTGATTTCAAGAGCAAATTTACCGAGATTGACATCAATGTTCTTGTTGCAATCAAAGCCGCCAAAACATACAGGACAAACCTCTACTTTGTCGCCTGTTATTTCACAATTTGCGCCATACACATTACCGGTATAAGGCTTGATTTTGATGTCGGTAACAATGTCATCCGGAAATTCTGATGAATCAACACAAATTCCCTGCTGGGTTGTATCACCAGAATATGTC